GACTAAACATGGTACTTCATTGCGAGCCGTGTAGTCTCTTGGCATTTTGTTTAGCACGGAAGTATTAAGTGGCTAAAGGCACACCACACCGTTTTGGTCGTTCAGTACCACCCCATGTCATTGACGTATGACACCCTCTGCCAGGGCCTACGCCGCCAGTTTAGGCGGAAACCATATTGGTACGTGGTCGGTGGACAGATATTCACCAAACTGTCCATCGTCAACCTCATAGTTTGTTTCAATACTATCATAATAAGCCTCGATATCCTCCTGTTGATCAGGAGTAATACCGAATGCACGCCAGAACGATACGCGTGCATCAGTTGATATAGCCATCCCACGGCGGGTCATGCCCCTGGCAAGCATCATTGTCCCAGTCTCGAACTGGGGCGCTAGATAAATCTTACCAAGATCGACACCATGGGATTGTCGGACTAGATTAGCATAAAAGTTTGACACAACAGGTATCCCACCTGCGAGTGAACCTCCAGCCAACCCAACTGCACCTATCCATTGCCTATACTCTTTCTCGGTAGAAAGAGATCTCAATGATATGCAATCTTTCGAAATGGATGTATGCGGGTCACGAACCATGACCCACTTACACCCATCAAAGACTGGAGCAGCTTGACAGAACCTAATCTTCTCCACCACATAGACTGGGTCTTCAACAACCATGTTGAACCCCATATCCAGAAACCATACGCTAAGACCATTGGAGAAATGTTGAAGATCATGTACATTAATAATAACAACACAATCATCACCATTATTTACCAACTCAAAGTTGATGTGTTTCTCATCACAATATGCCTTAATAAGACAGCTTGCGATAATGCAATTACCTAGACCAGTGTTCATATCACCTGACATACGACCACCTTGAACTTGAAAGTGACCGTATCCATCTGGTAACCGCCAATGACCGCGGTTAACCATTTGCATATTGAGTAGTTTTTGCAATGGCCCGGGGTTCTTAAAACACCGGGTATATATTGAATGTTCCCAGGATAGAGCCTCCTGAGAAACATGCTGGTCAAAACGACTTGCGTCAAGACCAATTGCTACGGGGTTAGAGAATCGAGACCACTTATCATGGATCAACTCTCCCACGCCCTCGGCTGTTAACCCTTTTGTAATAGTTACTGAACCGAACACGCGCGCCACTGCTTTGCACAACCTTGGTTCAAGTGGTTTAATATAAACCCCAAGTTCTAGATTGTACCTCGGACTACGTGGATAGATCATCCGAGGAGCAGGATCTGGCTTAGCAGAGAAATTGATTTTCTCCACCTTACCAAAAGCCTTGATTTTAGCATCACGCCCAGAAATCGGCGTCACATACAACGATTCCAGAGCAGACTGATAAACTGTGCGCCTGCGGCCCAAATACAAGCCAGGGAAATCTTCCCTGGCGATCGGAGCGGTCTTAACAACACTCTTAACAATCCTTTCAGCTAAATACCC